ATCCCGTTTTATTCCCCGCTTTTGTATTCAGAGCATTTCAAAACCAGAAAAACTAAAGAAGGCTACTGGCTATCACATGGAATAAAGATGGTGGATGCGTGTGATGAGTTACGTATTTTATGTCTCGACGGGTGGGAAGCATCAAAAGGGATTAAGGGCGAAGTTGTGAGGGCAGAGAGTCGTGGTATCCCAGTGGTTCACATCACAAGGCACACCCGCATATCTTTTCATGGGTCAAGGTCTCTCACTCTCCAGCAATGCAAGACTGTTATTTTGGCGGAATTTGAAAAACACACCCCAGACACGGTTGTCACACACGGTGAACCTGGCGGCGTATGTGATTATGTCCGGCGGCTATCAAAGGGTAACGGCCTGGCCCTGAAGCTCCACCACTTACAGCACCATCGCTTAAAAGGTCAATTCCATTGGCGGTCTGTAGCTGTCCTTGAAGACAGCGAATATGCAATCTTTCTACATGATGGAATTAGCCAGGGCACAGTCAATGAAATGGCGCTGGCTAAGAAAATGGGCATTCCATTCACTTATTATAAGACAGAAGGCGATAAATTGGAAATTGCGGGTATAGAAAAGGTGGACACAAAGGATTTTACCATAAACCTACTTGAGGATCAGTATGAAAAATCATTACCTGAAGATGTTAGGAGAAGCCCAGAGTATAAGCGTTTCCTAAAAGCTGTTCTGGAGCGGGATAAATCAAGATGCGTTTTTTGTAACATAACGGAAGGCCTATGCGTTCATCACTTAATACCTTATGCCGAGAATAGCGTATTGGCCCTGGATGTCAGCAACGGCCAAACGTTATGCGATAATTGCCACAGGGGGGTACATGGAAAAATACAGCGATGAAGACCCAAACAGTGATATCATTGACCAAATCACAGGGTACATGCGCGTAGGTGCTGATTTTATCCTTGCATCGGCGGCGTGCGGTATTACCGAGAGAAAGGCTATTGAATGGCAGGAAAAAGCAGCGGTTTCCTATGAAGCAAACAACAAGGATATTTATCAAGATTTGTTTGAAGGGATCCGTTCAAGTTTAGCACATGCTGAGGTAATTGCCTTGCAGCGATTATCGGCGGAAGGCGGGGCATCTGGAGCTAAATGGTTACTGGAGAAGATGAACCCTGAAAAGTATGGAAAACCCCAGTCACCAAAGTTAAACGAATGGAAGGCCGATACTGTGGAAGGCTGGGAGGCTAAAAGTGAATAATCAGGATGCGCTTATTTACCTTATTGGCATAATCGATGGTATTTTTTGTCCCCCCGCTAACACCATCCCAGAAGGCCACCACTATATCCGAATAATCCACAATGGAGCGGTTCCTGATATGGTACCACCGGGGATGGTAGGGGGTAGCTTTGTCGGTTTTGAATTTTGGAAGGAATATCTTTTTGGGTAAGTTATGTTCATCTGCATATCGTTCAGCCAGGGTGTCAGCACCTTTAGCGCCTCCCGATACAAATTCCGTGGGCGCTAAACTGTCTAACACTTGGCAAAAGCGGTTGTAATCTGTAAATTTCCGTGAACCTGTAATTGCTATTTTCATAATAAAAACCCTAACATATGTGATATTTGAAGTCAAGAGAAATCGACACGATAAGCACAAATAAGTTAAAATAATTCCCATTAATCTTCCGAATACCATTCAGTAATCGAAGGGTACTTGACATTCTATTTAAATCAGAGTAACATAAACTAAAGGAGGTAAATCATGGCCAAGGGTAGGAAGGCAATTCCCAGTAAAATCGTAAATCTTCGAGGTGGCACGAAACACACCCACAAGAAACCCCGCGACCAGGAGCCCCAACCCCCGGAGAGTATGCCGGACATCCCGGATCACTTAGACAAGGAAGCGCGAAAGGAGTGGAAGCGGTGCGGGGACATCCTGCAATCGGTCGGATTAATGACCGAGCTTGACATGGCGGTGTTTGCCGGGTACTGCGATTCGTTCAGCCAGTGGGGGAAGGCGACCAAGGAAGTTCAGAAGATGGGCATGGTCTATAAGAAGACAGACGGTACTCCTGGCCTTAATCCATACTTGAGAGTAGCCAGGGAAGCCTACCAGCGTATGATGCAGGCGGCGGTGTTGCTTGGGCTTAGTCCATCGAGCAGGGCCAGCCTGAAGGTTGAGAAGCCGAAACAACTCGATGCAGCGGATGAGTTCTTAAGGCAGACAAGAAAATAAATGGACCCATCAGAAATAAAGGCAATAGAAAAAATAGTTGATGTATATATTAAAGGCGTTCGATCTGGGAAGATCCTTTCGTGTCGATTTGTAAAAATGGCGGTGAATCGTCACTATGATGAGAAACCAAAGAAGCATAAGACATGGAAAACGCGCAATGAAAGAGGTTTATATTTTGATCGTGAAAAAGCAGGTCTTGCAGTAAAATTCTTTTCTTATTTGAAATTATGGAAAGGTAAGGAATATCAAGGGAAAGAGTTCATTTTATCGCCGCACTTTACCTTTATCACATGGTGTTTGATGGGGTGGTATCAAGAAGATAGGTCGCGGCGCTTCAGGAAGGCTTACATAGAGGTCGCACGAAAGGCCAGTAAAACGACATACGCTGGAGGTCTTGCGTCTTATTTCTTTATAGCTGATGGAGAGGAAGGCGCTGAGATATATTCTGCTGCAGTTACCAGAGATCAGGCCAAACTTGTATGGACCAATATCCAGAATCTTACAAAAAAATCAGACTTCGCAAAGTATATCACATATTTTAAACACAACCTTTCTATTTTAGGCACTAACTCAAAGTGTGAACCGCTGTCAAGCGATGCTAAATCTCTTGATGGTCTTGACACTCACTTTGCCAGCCTTGACGAATTACACGCTCACCCGACAAGAGAGGTTCATGATCTTCTGGCCGATTCGATAGGTGCAAGGTCACAACCAATGATTTTGATAATCACAACAGCGGGTTTTAACCAAACCGGGATTTGCTACGAGACCCGGGAATATTTAACCCAAATCTTGAAAGGTACAATCCAGGATGACTCATTTTTTGGGATTATCTATACCCTTGACACTAAGAAGGATTGGCCGAATCTGAAGGAAAAGAAAGACGACCTCCAGGGAAATGAACAATATGAGGATGACTGGACTGATGAAGACACTTGGGTAAAGGCGGCGCCGGGGATTGTCGGAATTACAGAAAGTGGTAAACGATTTGGGATTGACAAAGACGGCCACCCGATACAGGGATACATGACCAAAATTGAGGACATGCGGGATAAATGCCGAATTGCAAAGCAGATGCCGTCTGCTCAAAACAACTTCTTAACGAAACGCCTAAATATCTGGACTCAACAAGAAAATAGATGGTTAGATTTGGCATTATGGGATCAAAATAATATCAGACCAGTTACAGAAGAATCCTGTTTAGGTCGGATGTCATTTGGGGGGATAGATTTATCATCGGTAAGCGACTTAACAGTTTGGGTGCAGTTATTCCCGGATGAAGATGATCCCGACTTGATAGATGTCCTGATTCGCACATGGTGCCCGGAGGCACGCCTCTATGACACGAAAAACAAATATAGGGAGCAATATCAGGGCTGGAAAAAACAGGGATGTTTATTTACTACAGAGGGCGACGCGATAGATGAGGACGTGATTCGTGCCTATATCGTGGAGGATAGCAAAAAGTTCAACATTCAGCGGATCGGTATCGACCGGGGATTCCAGGGATACACGTTTGCACGGAAACTTGATGAGGAGTTGGGGGGGACTGAAAAAGATCCGATGGTTGCGGCAGTTGGTATGGGCTGGGTGTCAATGAATATGCCATGTCAAAGGCTGGAGACCTTATTACTTATGAGGAAATTGAATCATGGGGGCAATAAAATTCTGAGATGGATGGCGGACAACGTTTCTGTCAAAATAAACCCAACAGGCGGAGGTAAATCTCCGAATAAAGCAACTTCTCAGGGCAAAATAGATGGAATTGTAGGCTTACTTTTGGGCTTAGATGGAATTTTAAGAGGAGGGGGACCTGGAAAATCAATTTATGAAGGGTTGTCGACTTCGGAGATCGTTGCCAGGATGGCAATGTAATAAGATGAGATTATTTAATAAAATAATTGCGTAGAAAAAACCAATCTTAAAAGGAGGGACCAATGGCAAGACCAAGAGGCTCAAAGAACAAGAAAAGGGCAAAAAACACGATTGAGAAAGCAAAAGATGCGTTTGACTCTACCGGACCACCCGGACCATCCGAAACCGTGAAGTTGCTTGATGTTATACCAGTACCGAAGGAACCTGAAAAGGACAACTCTGGCCTTGAAGACCGGCCATACTTTTCCGTTGACGAAGCGGCGCAGTTTTTGGGAGTTGACGAACGATGCGCCCGGTTATGGTTTGAGCATGGACATTTGACCGGGACGAATGATGTGGGGTTTATTCGGGTGTCCAGAGCGTCTATGTTGAGAGTCAAACACGGCCCGCTTATTGTCGGACCTATGGGATAGGGGAG